AACAGATGTAATGGGGGGGGGCGAAAAAGTATAAGCAATATGTTAGTACATCGCAAGGGATTAGTTAGGATTTTTTATACGCATAATTAAATCTAAATCGTGTGGGTATAGATATACCAAACTAAAACCAGTTTAAGTTCAGATGGATATTAATAAAATACATAACCAAGATTGTTTGGAAGCTATGAAGCTGATGCAAGACAATCAGTTTGACTTGGCGATAGTAGACCCACCTTATGGAATAGATATGGATGGAGGCAATATAGGGGGTAATAATTTAACTAAGGCAAAAGATTACACAAAAAAAGATTGGGATAAGTCAGCACCTAGCAGTGAGTATTTTATTGAATTAAAAAGAGTAAGCAAAAATCAAATTATTTGGGGAGCTAATCACTTTATTGAAAATATACCAAACTCTAATAGCAGTTGTTGGATTGTATGGGATAAGGATAATAGTGGTAATTTTGCAGATTGTGAGTTAGCTTATACTTCTTTTAAATCAGCAGTAAGGAAATATAAATTTAGATGGAATGGTATGTTGCAAGGCGATATGAAAAACAAAGAGCATAGAATCCATCCAACACAGAAACCAGTTAAGTTATACGAGTGGCTACTTATGAACTATGCAAAGGAAGGAGATAAAATACTAGACACTCATTTAGGTAGTGGTTCAATAGCCATAGCTTGTCACAACTTAGGTTACGATTTAACTGGCTATGAACTTGACAAAGAATACTTCGACAACGCTATTAAAAGAATAAAAAACCACCAAGCACAAACTAGAATATTTTGAGAGGGAGAAAAAAAACACCAACAAAAGTAAAGGAGCTAAAAGGCACACTAGAGAAATCCAGGTTAGTGGGAAATGAAATGGATACATCTCAAGTTGTTAGTATGCCTTCAGCTCCCTCCTTTCTCAATAAACAAGGCGCAGACGAATGGGACTTAGTCACTAACGAACTAGCCAATATAAAGATGTTGCATCTAACTGACTTATCAATCTTAGCAGCGTATTGTAATGAGATAGGTATTTACAGAGAGATAGCTCAAGAGTTACAAGGCAACTTTACAGAGCAGACCGTTGACAAAGATGGCCGATTAAGGTCTAGTAAGATTGCTCCTAAGTACAAGGTAATGCAAAACGCTTTACAAAATGCTATGAAAATTGCTACGCAATTTGGATTTACTCCAAGCAGCAGAGCATCCCTTAGTATGCCAGAACAAGATGAGGAAAGGACTGACGATTTTAACTTCTTTGACTAATGATAAACATTTACAATCAAGACTGCTTAGAGGCTATGAAAGAAATGTCCGACAATCAATTTGACTTAGCTATTGTAGACCCTCCCTATGGAATTGATGTAACAAAGATGACCTTAGGAAATGGCAAGAAAAAAATAAACAGAGGAACATCAGATTGGGATAGTTCAATACCTAAAAAAGATTATTGGGATAATTTATTTAGAGTAAGTAAAAATCAAATAGTATGGGGTGCTAATTATATGACAACACATTTGCCTCCATCAATGGGTTGGATATATTGGGACAAGGGAACTGGTGCAAATGATTTTAGTGATGGAGAACTAGCTTTTAGTTCATTTAATAGAGCCTTGAGAAGTTACAAAGTTTCTTGGGTTGGAGCTAATGCTAATAATGGAACTCCTAGAATACATCCAACAGAAAAACCGATTAGACTTTACGAATGGCTACTTATGAACTATGCAAAAGATGGGGATAAGATTTTAGACACACATCTAGGCTCTGGAAGTATTGCTATTGCTTGTCACAATCTAGGCTATGACTTAGAGGGTTACGAGTTAGATAAGGAGTATTATGATAACGCATTAAAAAGAATTAAAGAACACCAATCTCAACTAAGGCTGATATGAAACTTAAGGAGGATAAGACTTTTTACTTTGATGACCAAGCAGCAGATAGATGTGTTTACTTTATAGAGAATCACATCAAGCACATCAAAGGAGAGTTAGGAGGTCAGCCATTTAAGTTAGAGCCATTTCAGAAAACAATAGTAAGAGATTTGTTTGGTTGGAAGTATAGAGATAGTGGGCTAAGAAGATTTAGAACTGCCTACATTTGTCTACCAAGAAAGAACGGAAAGTCTACTCTAATAAGTGCTATCGCTTTGTATATGTTACTAGCCGACAACGAGCCTTCCGCTGAGTGTTATATTGCTGCTGGAGATAGACAACAAGCTGGTATAATCTTTGACGTTGCTAGTGGAATGGTTAGAGCTGACAATCAACTAAACAAGAATCTCAAAGTATTTAAGAACTCTATTATCCACGAGAAAAGCAACTCAGCTTTCAAAGCTATAAGTTCTGAGGCAAGTTCTAAGTTTGGATACAACGCTAGTTTTATTTGTATGGATGAGTTCTTTGTTCAGAAAGATTCTAGTCTGTGGGATGCCTTGACTACTTCAGTTGGTAGTAGACGTCAGCCAATGACAATAGCAATAACAACTGCTGGATATAATCGAGAGTCTATATGTTACAAGACTGAGGAGTACGGTCGTAAAGTATCTGAGGGAATAATTAAAGACGATTCATTTTACTACGTTAAGTATTTCTGTGATTTAGAAACTGATTGGACTACAGAGGAAGCATTAAGGATAGCTAATCCAGGAATAGAAACTGGAGTAGTTAAATTAGACTATCTTAAAAGAGAACAAGAGAAAGCTATCAAGCTACCAAGCTATGAGAATACTTTTAGAATGTTACACCTCAACCAATGGATGTCATCAGCTAGTAAGTGGCTTAGTGACCAGCAATGGATGGAGTGTAACAAAGCTCCAATTAACTTAGAAGACTATAAAGGGATGACTGCTTACGCTGGACTTGACTTAGCTAGTGTGCGAGATGTTTCAGCTTTTGTTTTAATCATTCCAGAAGACGATAGGTTTACAGTAATACCTTACTTTTTTGCTCCTAAAGAAAATGCTTTTATTCGTTCAAGACGAGACCAAGTAGACTACATAGGTTGGGAGAAAGAAGGACTGATGGAACTAACAGAGGGCGATGTAACAGACTACAACTACATTAAGCGCAGAATAAAAGAAGTGGCTGAGGTTGTAAACATAAAGTCGATAGCCTACGATAGATGGAACTCAAGCCAATTAATAATTGATTTAGCTGAGGATGGTTTACCTTGTGAACCTTTCGGTCAAGGATTTGGTAGTTTATCAAGCCCAACAAAAGAACTAGAGAAGCTCGTACTAGGCAAACAGATAAACCACGCTGGTAACAAAGTGTTGAGGTGGATGTGTTCTAACTTAGCTATGAAAACAGACCCAGCTGGTAATATAAAAATGGATAAGAGTAAGTCAAGTGAAAAGATTGATGGAATGGTTGCTCTTGTAATGGCTTTAGGATGTTATATGAATGACGATAGCAGCGACAATTCTACTTATGATGACAGAGGAATAGTCTGGATTTAGTCGTCCACTTTTGCGATTTCTCTTATCTTTGTAAAGTAATTACAAATTATTTATGGGACTATTTGACTTCCTCCGTTCTGAGAAGAGAGGAGATAACTTCTTAAAAGCAGTTTTTGGTGGCTATGGTGCAGCCAACAGAACAGCAGTTACTAGAGATACATCATTAACATTTAGCGCAGTCTTTGCGTGTGTAAGAGTTATCAGCGAATCAATAGCTAGTCTACCTATAAAAGTTTACAGAGTCGAGGAGGATGACGATAAGATAACTGACGTCAGCCATCCAATCTACCGACTACTAGCTCGTAATCCTAACGAGTATATGACACCATACACATTCCTAGATACTCTTATGACTAACTTATTGCTAGAGGGGAATGCGTATTTTTATATTGAGAGAGATAGCAACGCTAGACCAATAGCATTAATACCTATCAATCCACAAGACGTTAAAGTAATAAAGCACGAAGGTCAAATCTATTACGACATCAAAGACTATGAGATAGGAGTAATGAAGGAAGATATGTTACACTTCTTTAACTTATCGTTTAATGGTTGCGAGGGAGTTAGCGTATTGAAAGCACAGAACACTACAATAGCAACGTCAATAGCTGCTAACGATACAGCAAATAGTTATCTTGGTAACTCTGCTCAAGTAGGTGGTGTTATTAAGCATCCAGGCAAACTAAGTAAAGAAGCTGTTGCAAGACTTAAAAATAGTTGGAATCAAAACTACTCTGGCTCGTTTGTAGCTGGTAAGACTGCTATCCTTGAGGAAGGTATGACGTTTGAGCAAACTAACATTGATGCTAACAAGTATCAACTTTTAGAGACTCGAAGATTTCAGATTGAGGAAGTAGCTAGAATATTTAAAGTGCCATTATCTTTGATTGGCCACTTAGAGAAAGCTGCTAACTACTCATCTATTGAGGCTTTAAGTATTGACTTCGTTAGGTTTACTCTAATGCCTTATATGGTAATGGTAGAACAAGAATTAAACAGAAAGCTATTTAGAGAAACAGAGTTTGGCTCGTTTACTATTAAGCTAGATGCTAATGCTTTACTAAGAGGAGATAGTTCCTCACGTGCTACCTATTACAGAGAGATGGCTTCTATCGGTGCTTTGTCTATTAATGAGATTAGACGAATGGAGGACTTGAACAGAGTAGGCCCAGAGGGCGACCAATTATTTATGCCATTAAACTTTGCTCCAGTTGGAGACGTAGAAGAGGAGGACAAAGAATAGATGCCGATACCTACTAAAAATATCGACGAGACTAACGAGGAGTTCATCGAAAGATGTATGGCTGATGATACTATGGTAGAGGAGTATGAAGACGACCAAAGGTTAGCTATTTGCTCTTTACAATTAGAAGAGGACAGAGCGTTAGAGGATATAAACACTAAGCCAACACAAGAGATGGCTGACGAAGCTGCACAAGGCTTAGAATGGCGTGAGGAGTTTGGACGTGGTGGAACAGAGGTAGGAGTTGCAAGAGCTAGAGATATTAAGAACAGAGTAAACCTTAGTATTGAAACAATAAAAAGAATGTACTCTTATTTTAGTAGGCACGAAGTAGACAAAGAAGGACAAGGCTTTTATAGTGGTGACGAAGGTTATCCATCTGCTGGTAGAATAGCTTGGGCATTATGGGGCGGAGATGTTGGCTTTGCTTGGACTAAAAGAAAGATAAAAGAAATAGGTAAAGAAGAAAAATTTATAGATATGAAAAATAAAGAAGTAAGAACATTTAATGTTCAAGACTTAGAGCTAAGAATGGACGGAGAAAATCCAGTAGTAGTAGGCTACGGTGCAGTTTTTAATAGTGAGTCAAATGACTTAGGAGGCTTTAGAGAGTTTATAGCTCCTGGTGCTTTTGAAGGACGTTTAGAGGACGATGTACGTTTCTTAATTAATCACGATGGCTTACCACTAGCTAGAACTACTAACGGAACGCTAAGACTATCTGTTGATGAGAGAGGTCTAAAGTACGAAGCTAAATTAAATCCTAATGTATCAACTTCAAGAGACTTAATCGAGTTACTAAAAGACGGTACTATCAATCAGTCTAGCTTTGCATTTATTGTAGAGGATGACTCTTGGGAGGTAAAAGACGGAACTAACTACAGAACGATTAACAAAGTATCTAGGCTTTACGATGTATCGAGTGTAACTTACCCAGCTTATGATGCTGCTAGTAGCTCTGTCGCTTTACGTTCTATGGAACAATGGCAAGAAAAAGAAGAGGCTAAAAAACTAGAAGAAAGTTTAGAGGCTGAAAAATTAGAGGGCATAAAAGAAGAAGAAGATTTAAAGCAACGCTCCCTCAATGAAATGCGTTTAAAAATCTTAAAAAATAAATATTAATATTAATTTTCTATAAAATGAAAAACTCAAAATCTTACAAAGAGGAAAGAGCTGAGGTTATCGAAAAGATGGAAGGACTTGTAGCATCTGCTGAAGGTCGTGACTTATCTTCTGATGAGCAAAGCAACTTTGACTCTTTAAATGATAAAGTAGAGGAGTTAAATAAGATGGCAGTTCGTGCTGAATCTTTTGAGAAACTTCAAGCTACTAAAGCTGTTAAAGAAGTAACAGAAAACACTCCTAG